TGTATAATTGATTTGTTGCAATGGCTCTTTGATAAGCCTGCTGTAGGGTAAATTCTGCCATGTATTGAGGCTCCGATCTATTGTATATTTATGCAGCCAAAGCATGACCGAATCTCTGCGGCGCTCTGGGCTCATGTATTTTCTGTATTGGGAATAAGAATTCTATAGGATAAGTTAACGCATCCCACATGTGATCCAGTCCCGAATCCTTGTCAGGTATTTGTGTATTTTCTTTATAACAAAACTGCTGAAGACTTTTAATAGTATGTTTACAACGAGGATCAATGTAAAAACGAGTGCTATCATCATCACGCAGATAAAATAAACTGTTTGCGGCATTTATTCTGTCTTTGACTTGGGCGTGCTGTCTATGATAACGCACGGTAAATCCGGCTTGCTCAAGCAGTCGAATATCCGTATTTCCATTGGCACTTGTCTTACGCTGGACACCAGCAGGGTCAGGATAACAACTAATAGGATTACTAGGATAGCGATTGCGTATTTCTTCAATAAGTTCATTGGTATTACTGCTGGGTAAGACAATCTCATCTATTTGGTGCAGTCCTTGTGGTGTTTTTCTCAATATAGCACATGACATTGGATTTACGTTAAAGTCCATGCCCAGAATTAAGGGTTCTGTGGCTTGAACTGCGTCTGCTGTTTTGATGTTATGCTGTCCAAATGCATAAGCAATAATACCCGAGAAGTTTTCAAAGGTAGCCATGAACTCTTGACGGAACGTTCTTGCATCTAGATCCTGTCGTGCTTGTTCTACTTCTTCTGCAGGAACGTTGCCTCCATCGATTGTGGTAAACTGGAAACTGACCCAGTTCTTTTTAGTTAAGGCATTGTCAAACAAATCTTTGAACCAATTCATGCCTTTGGGTGTGCCTAGGAATAGTGCATGTCCACCTGTATCACTAAGAGTAGGACGCAGTACTTCATACCATGCTTCACTGTGCATGTCTGCAACTTCATCTAAGACAATAAAATTATTGCCTGTTCCTCTAAGTGCATCAAAGTTTTCTGCTCCTTTGAGTTGTATTTCACTGCCGTTGACTAATTCCAGTGTCAGTTCAGTTTCATTGACTTTACGCACCCAATTGATTGAAGTAAGTTTCTTCTTAAGTTTCTTCCATAGAATATTCTTAGCCATTCTATAGGTAGGTGCAACGTAGATAACACGTTGATCTGGCTTACTGGCAAATTTAGCGATTTCTCGCATGGCTAGATGTGTCTTACCGAAGCGTCGTCCACAACATGCAACCCTGAATCTAAAGGGCGCATCTGCTATCATGCGTTGTGCTTTACTCAGTGCCATCTAGATTTGCTAGTTCTTCTCGCATTTCATCTAGATCTGCTTCTGATACTTGATCATCATCATTGTCGGTAAAAGGTAGAACCTTACTGTTGTCTGTATTCATACCATTATCGCTCATGCCCAGCATATTTTTCGCTAAGAAGATCTGTACTGCGGCATTTAAGTTTACACAGGCATTTTTCAGCATGGCTCTGCGTAATGATATCTTTAAGTTTTCACGACCTTTTATCAGTTCCTGCTTAAAATTGTATGTTAGTGTGCTGTCATCGATACCAAACCAATTGGCTATGTCAGTATTAGTGCAGCCTAGACTGGCTAAATCTTCTACTTCTTCAGGTGGCACTACAACTTGATTGCGTCCCACAATCAATCCATGGACTATTTTTGTACCTTCTTTAACTGCCATTATGCAAATAATCCCACTAGGCGATATCCAGCATAGGCTATGGCAATCCATGCGCCTGCTGATAGATAGCCATTTACTAATACTAGAAAACGAACTCGCTGTTTCATGAGTTCTTGTTCTGTTGCTACTGTTTCCGGTAATTTCATCGTAGACTCTCCCTTAGTAGTTGTAGTTCATCCGGCGATAAAAAGAACTCTGTAATCAATGGTTCACTGTATTCTGGCATCTTACGAATAAGTTCTATGTGCCATTGTCCTCGAATGTAAGTTCTACGCACATAAAGTCCGTAGGCTTCATTTTGAATAATAGGCGTAATAGTTCTTGCGCCTTCTTCTGGTGATTTATAGCCACCATAAACGTGTATTTGTCCTTGTCTCATATATTTATTTCCCTAACTGTAAAATCATCTGTGTCAAACATCTTGTTCAACTTTGCGGCCAATCTATATGCGTGTGCAGGATTGCTAAAATTTGTTCTCATGTATTTGACCACTTGGCCACGCACCGTCCATGTTCTACGTGCCATGCTGATAGCGGTATTTTGATACATGACTATCCATACTGCTGGCGCCATCATGATTTCGATGTCACCGATATCATCTGCTTGTTGTAGTAGTACTGGTGCTTTGGGTCTAACCATTAACTGGCCCTCTTAAGTTGCAGTAATAGATCTGTGTATTTTAAATTAGCCATTAGATATTGTGCAGGTGTTAACTTGACCCAATAAAACATAAATTCATGATCCATGCCCCAAGTAGTGCCATATTCTCTACACATTGCTCGTGTCTGTGCCACCATTTGTTCTGTGAATTGTTCAAACTCCCAATGACTGATGCGTAGTTCTATCATCCCTGATGCACCTTTAGTCTACTGGGTAATATCTCCATATGGTGGGGATTTAAGCAGTCATTACAACCACATGTATGTTTAATCTGTTTGCCAACTATATCCCCAAAGTGTCGCATGGCCTGTACACGACGAGCCTGTGTCATTTGTCTGCGTGTAGTGCCATCAGGCCGAGTTAATCTAGCACCAAACAATGGTCCATATGGGCTTTGTGGAAATGTATGTGTAAGCCAACATTCATCTTCTGCACCTGGAGTTAATTTACTCATGAACAGTTCATCATTCCAAGCCCATAAGCCCTGTTTATTATAATCATGTCCGAATCTCATCTTTTGATTCCTTTGCTGTGATTAATTTTACCACATGTGGATTAGTACGCAATAAATGTAACCATCCAGTGGCTAAACAGTCAACCTGTTGTTCTGTGAGATTTAACTGTAGTGTCATTTCAATAACATGTGTCAGTTCATGCATTAATGTCTGAGTCATGACGTCACTGGGCATGTTTTTTTCTATGATTATGGTATTTGTCTTGGGATCGCATTGACCCACACAATCTTCCAGTTCTCTGTGTAGTGCTGTTCTGATAGACCATTTTTGGCTCATGAATTCTATCTGTTGTGGTAACTGCATATCTCTAGTCCTTTGATGTATTTATTTATATCTCTAGATCTAGTGCATGTGGATTGCTCCTGCTGAGCAATCGTCTTTTGATGAATCGCTACGCCTCGCTTCGCTCTTTCATCAAAGACATATATAGATGCCTTTTTGTTTTTAAGAAAGAAGTGTCGTTAGTAAATGAGAAGAGACAAGAGGTGCGAACGCAGTGAAGCAATCTGTCTCGCTCCCGATGAACTACGCAGTAGTTCGGCGGTTTAGTGATAAGTGAATAATGCAAACACAACTTAGAATATCACCCCTCCCCCCATTTGCTTTGCCACTGGAATGTAGCCAAGTGCAAACCGTGCCGCTGACAGTCGGTATGGACGCCTAAAACTTGTTGTCGTGAATATACCCTTCCCAGAGGTCTGCCACGACGGCTTGTTGTGTTTTTTACAGACTTTGCAGTTAGTATTGTCCCTGCTTTGGTCTCTGCCACGCCTAGAGGGGATTTAGGTCGCTGGGTTGTTTAAAATAGATTTTGGTGCCTGAATATGTGCCATGTTTAGTGCCTGTGTAATATAGTTATATCTGTGATTCAGTTTTCAAAAAACACACTTCCCGAATCTAAGTCAAATCTTAGATCAGGATGATCGCTGTTTAGAAAATTGGTAAGGAATTCTCCGTTGGCATAGACCTGTGCAGTTTGCCATTCATCGGGACTCCATGCTTGTTGTATTAGCATAAAAAAATCCATAAAGTCCATGATAACAGGTTCATCATCTGGTAATTCAATGATTATTTTTACTTGTTGTTCGTTAATTATTTCGTAGATCATATCAACCTCCAAATATTTTATTAAAAGTTTTTGGACGAGGATTAGGTGTAGTCTTTTCCACAAACTTAACTGCGGGCACGTCATATATGCCAGCCATCAGTTCGGTCAACTGTTCAATGCCATCGCAGTGAGTGGGACTGAGGTCTCTGCGTCCGCGACCTTGGTCAATCTTTTTAATTATGCCCTCCGACCATGTAGCAGGGCTATTGCGTTCCATACGCTTTAGGGGCTGTACTGGTAATTTGGTATTGGGCATGTTAAACCATTGGCGATAAGCAGGGTTAACATCTGCACAGTCCTGTAGGTCTGCATAGCCCTTCATCATTGTGCGTAGCCAATGATAGTCAGCATCACTGATTTCTCTCAGTGTATCCCTGGTATTGGGATTGGGCTTGTTTTTATAGTAAATTTTTTCCATAGTGGTCCTTATGTTGTAAAGTATTTAGTATAGCAGTTCTAGAAATTATCTGCAACTATAATGGTAAAATTTAGCCAAAAAGAAAGCCCGGATAATGCCTTACAAAACCGGGCTTTCTCGCAGATGTGTCTAACGGATAAACAACACAGGATATATATAACACTTATGGCTTAGAGTCCAATGACCAAATTGGACTTGCACATCTGCTAACAACAACATTGCATCGTTGTTAAATTTATTTATCTAAGACTTCACAAAAACCTTTGATTAAAGAGAAAAAATCAACGAATATAACCAACAGTATGTCCCGACCTATCGGTGATTGTAGCACCTTTGCGACCGCGGTACTTGCAATAATCCGGCGCTTGATGTCCGTCTGGTTTTAAGCGTTCACCAGTAAGTGTGCTATGTGTTCTGGTTTGGCATTGATCATCTCGATCCGCTGAATCCGCCATTTGGTTGAATATGGGATTGCCGGGACCAAATCCAAACACACAGGCATGAGTGCAGTTGCTGGCACAACCAGATAGTGTCAGTACTAGACCAAGACCAAATAATACTTTCATCGAGACTTCTCCTTGACACTATTAACAGCATCAAGTTCTGCTTGATAACCGACATTGGCATGTGTAATACCTTTATACATGAAAAATAATCCAGCCACGATTAAAAGTATGGACCAAATGCCAGCACCAAATATCCAAATCTTCAAGCCGGCAAATATAATTATAGTCATACCCACCGAAGCACAGGCGTTACCGTTTTCTTGAATACCTTTACTTGTAGTCACAATGTCAGTCATTATACAGTCTCCAACCAATTACGTTCTTCAGCAGTTAAACTGCGATATTGTTTGGCCTCATTAAGTTCATCAATGAGGTCCAGTGTATCTTCTTCGGTCCAAGGACCAGTGTGCCAAGAGGGTTTCATTATGCTGTCTCCAGATAGTATTGGTCCAAATCTCCACCCAGACTGATGAAGATTTTGGTTTGTAAATCATTAAGACTTTGGAAGTCTGCGGGCATAAGGGCATCAGCATCTTCTACATTCATTTCGGCACAGGCCTCGGCCCATGCTTGGTCCATTAAATCTTGTAGAGTCATTATGCTGTCTCCATAATCTTGTCGCCGAAACGATGACCGATGTTATTAAACATACCGATATAACTTGGGTCTTGTTCGCACATACGCTTCATGCCTGCTTTGAACATTTCGCTGAGACCTAACAAGTCCAAAAGATTGCTCAGCATTTTGCCTTGATAACCTTGACCGAGTTTTTCCAAACCGCTTGCAGTCATTTCTTTCATATCATTAAGAGGCAACCAAACAAAGAATTTAGGACCTTTGTTTTCGGGCATAGTCCACCAAGACTCACCGAAACCACGGGCTTGTTCGTCTTTAACATCAGTAGAAACAAATACTGCTACCTTGATAGGCATACCAAGTTCTGCATTAAATACCGAACCGGTAATGATGGCATTTGGGATGCTATTAGCACGGATGTATTCGCCGTGAGTTTTACCCTTGTAGAGTTTGTCATCACTTAGTGGCATCAACATAATAGAACTTTTCTTTGCTTTAAGTTCTGCGATTTCTGCTTTGCGAAGTTTTGCTTGACCCATTTTTAACTCCTGTTAAATTGTTGCGATAGTGTTAGTATAAACGAACTGCGAATTTCTGTCAATTAAACTTCAATTTCTTCATCTTCGTCAAAGTATTCGGCGATTTTTTCAAAGTAGAACGCTTCAATGGCATCATCGCTGACTGCTTCAAGGTGGCTTTCCAGATCATCAAAGTCCCAGAATTCTACCTTACCATCTTCGGTGACCCAAATGCCCCAGCGTTCTTCTGCTGGGACCCAGCAAATGTTATACTCAGTAGCATCGTCTTTGAGATAGATGCCATCCCATTCCACATCAATAGCGTGTTCATAAATGCGTGAACGCATTTCATCTGTGTCAATGATGTTTTTGTGATTTACTTTAGCCATTTAACGCTCCTTGCGTTGTTTGTTGAACATGTATGTATTATATGTGAGATGCGAATTTCTGTCAATTAAACGGAAATTTCCAAATCTGTAATAATTTCTTCAGGGTGTTTGATCCATTCGTGCCCATTGACATCATCAAAGACTACTACTGCATGAGTTGGAAAATATTCTTCTTCCTCAAGGTCTTCATCTTTGAACCAAATGGTAAGTTTATCCCATTTAATGTCATAGTCTTCAATAGCATTAGGATCAACGCCAAGTTGTTCCAAATCCCAGGTGCTAGCACCGGTAGTGTGTTTAGTAGAATAAGTTGCTGTGATTGTAGCCATCTTGCACTCCTGTTTCGTTGTTGCGATAGTGTTAGTATAAGTGAAGTGTGAATTAATGTCAATTATTGGGAATTTATTCTGCGGCCTCCAAAAGATCATCCCAATCCAATTGTTCATCAATAAAAGGTGCCAAATCAAACACACTAATATCTTGCCCTTGTTCGTTTTGTAAAACGACTTCTACTTTAATTTGATCCAAATCAATTAAAGTATCTTGCCCTGCGATGCGAATTAAAATCTTACCCATAATGTCCTCTGTGTGTGTTGTATAGCAAACCATTTCGCTATGTATGTATTATATGCTAACGGGAAATTTATGTCTATTTTAGATGAATTATTTGCTGTGTTGTTTTTATACAACAAAAGTATTGGGTAGTATTTTAGTATTAGTCGCAAAAAAGTGACGAAATTGTTGTCAAAATGCCACTTTTAATTGACACAAATAATATGCAAATATTCCTGTTGAGCCTATAATAGACTTTGTAGCAAGCAATAGTGCTTGTTACATAACACACACAGAAAGAGAGATAGAGATGACATACTTTACACAAGAGTATTTGAATATTAACGACGCACGCAAAGTTGAAGTGCTTGTTGAGCAATTAGTAAAAATTGCTTGCTACAATGACATTGACACTGAGCAAGTAATGAATGCTATCAATGAGATTGCCGAAATGCGATCACAAGTTAGCAACCACTTTAGTGCTTATTAATAATTATGAACTATACAATTAATCCTGCATACATTGTAAATGTATTTGAAGACCACGGCCAAGAGTTTGTCTGCTACTTGAATCCCAAATTTGAAGAAAAAACTTTTGAGACTTGGATCATCAACACACAAACAGGCCAAGGTCATGTGCATATGGTCAGTCCCATTGACAGACCATTTTTGGCACTGGTCAAAAGTGTGCGTAGAGAGTTCAAAGACTCTACATTGGCCCACTTGCAACAATTTCCCAACTAATTAACAGGAGTTAACTATGACCAACTATAACATTCCCGCATTGGCAGAACTGCTTGAACTTATTGCTAATAATAAATTAACTGAACAAACTCAGTTAGTTGTTAATGCTAACTTGCGTAATGTAATTAATCAACTTAAATTTATGCAAGGCATTAAGTAAGTGACCACTAATTTAGAAGTGTGCGAGAACAGCCCCAAAGGGGCTGTTTGCATTGCTGTGCTTAGTTGCTGTGCAGTTTAGCACTGATCAATTTGTTAAGTGCAACAATTTGATTAGTATACTGTCGGCGTGTTGCTGGATCAGTTGCTGTTTTTTGTTGTTGCGTTAATTGTGCAATTTGCAAACGCAGTTGTTTATACTCGTTAAGTGTAAGCATTATACTTGCTCCAATTTTACCAATGTAAGTTTGGTTGTTAATTTGTTAAGTTGTTGTTGGTAATGTTTTAACCATTTAATGGCAATTTGTTTTGCTTCGGCATCAGTGGCCACTGCAATAGCACCAGTCAATTTTGTAATAACTTCGTTAAGTGCTACAATTTGACCTTGTTTGGTTAATTCAACGCTGTTAACTTCGATCATGTTATACTCCTGTGTGTTAAAAATGCTGTTGTCTTTTGACAACACTTGTAGTATAGCAAATTGGCAATTAAATGTCTATTTTGGCCATTAAATTTGTTTGTCGTTTTTTAGCAACACCAAAATTCAATTAAATTGACAAAAAAGAAAACCCCCAAGTATTGCTACTCAGGGGTTCCAACATACGAGAAAAACTCCAGAAGCCCAAACTTGCAGGGAAAGACCTCTAAAGTCGCTTTTTTGACAACATCTTGTTGTCGTTAATATTTAATTTAACGCTTCATAAAAAAATCCCCACTAGTTGTCTAACGGGGATTCGAAGAAGATTTGAGTCCATAATCCTATATTCGAAAATATAGAGAAAGGTCCGAGTTACACTATTGTGTCACTCTTCGAGTTCAGAGTCTTCTCTGTGCTCATTGGTATTTACGTTTAAAATCAGTTTTGCGTAATCGTTTTTATCAATAAATTCATAATTTGTACCGTCATCTCTGTTTATAAGTACACTCATTTTACTGGCACTAAATCCATGTGCGGCAGCGGCCGCATTAACGCTGCCAAATAATCCTAAAGGAGTTCGCACTGGTTTATATGCAAGTCGTTGACGTTCTCCGGGAGCCAATTTTGGATAACGTCTTTTTCCTGTGGGATTTTGCTGTGCCAACAATTTTAATATATCGATATCAACACTACGTGGCTGTGCATGTGGTATTAATTTGGTAAAATCTATATCGCCAAATTTAAGTTTACCAGATTCATGCAGTAGATCTACATAAGTGATGTCATTGCTGTGTATTTTTATCAATTCACGTTCGGCATAGGTCTTACGACGTCGATGTGGTTTTGAATTATAGTTATACCAAACTGCTTGTGCACCTAGGGCTCTTTGCATGTCGCACCATTTGGGCATTTCATTTTGATTGACTATGCGCCACGGTACTGCCTGTATCCATAAGTCAGTATGTTTGTCTCGATAGATAAATGCTTCGCGAGCAATGGCACCTTCAGGTACTTGACCTTGCCATGCACTGGCACAGGTAAGATTATCTGGTTCAGGACCATCCAAACTGCTGAATCTCTGTTGCGGATCTCTGGTCCATTGTACCAACCTACTTAGCACCAGGTCCGGATCTAAGGGTAGGGTTTTAAGATTCCCTACCCACTTGCGTCTATTTCTACTCATGCAGTTATTTAAACTGCGGTCTCAGTGTTTGACGATGAGGTATCCAATAACTCCAATAACTGCTACTATAATGGTACCAATAGTAGTTGTCAGTGTAGTTTGTTTACTGGTATTTTGACGCTCAAGAAGCATTTTGATTTCGTGGAATCCCTGTTGAGTTTGGCTTTTAAGATCAGCAACCGCAATTTCGACCTTAGATAATCTTTTGTCGATGTCATCGAATTTCTCCTGGATGCCTTGATATCGAATAGCACAAATCTCTACGTGAGTGGCCAAATCAGTTTCTTCTCTACTCATATTATTTTCGCTTTTTGTATCCACTGGCATAGATTGCGCGGGCTTGTGCTTGCGCTTTCTTTTTGGCACCAGGGCCAAAGTAGGCTTTCCCTGAAGATCCCCACTTATATCCTGTTCTTCCATTTTTAGTCACCTTATGTACTGGCATATCATCTGCCCTTTTGTTTTTTAATCGCGGCTCTTTGTGTACTTAGAGCAATAGCAACCGCTTGAGCATGACTCATTTTAGGATGCTTTTTCATTTCGTAAGAAATGTTTTTGCCAATAGCCTTAGGGCTAGCACTTTTAATTAAATGTTTCTGTTGTTTTGCCATTGTATACACCTTATCTTTTCTTTGGCGGCTTCTTGCCGCGATTAGTTTTGGTTCTCATTCCACGTTCTGGTAAGTGTCTCATTGTCTACTCCTAATATATTTAATATCAGACCAATGGCGATCGTTTGGAAAATTATTGGTTCTATGATGTAAAGCATCATGCTTTATGCACCTACTGGAACTAAATTCAAGAATACTGACGCAGTTGCTGGGCCAAACGCTGTTGAAGCATAGAATGGGAATATCAACGCCACGTTATCCACTGCATACATTAATTCAAAATAATCTGTTGCGTTGCTGGTCTGCACCATGTTGTCCCAAGCCGCAATAACGGATAACTGCTTACCTACATATATACGACCCATGCTGTTAGAAATATCTACACCATTTTTACGCCACCAAATATAAGCCACATGTTCAGCGGCATTGTCTGTATTTTCTAATTGCAAACTAAATGCCAATCTGTATGTGCCTGCGGCACCAGGAATAATTCTGCTGGTGCTGGCTGCTGACGCTATGTTAGCAAAATCCGTTACAGCATTAGTGCCCTGGAATGGGAACGCATAAGCAGTATTGGCTCCGGCAGGAGTAATTGTAGCATCATATTGCCACTGTCCATATACACGGTTATAGTTAATTTTACTACTACCTACAACGTTTGTACCACTGCTGTCTTGGAAAGTATAACTGTCACTCTTAAATGTAGAAGCGGCACTGGCCAAGTTCATTGCAGTAATATTGCTATTAGTGCCTAATTTATTAATAGAAACAGCAAAACTACTGCCCTGTGCTGTTGAAGTCCAATTTTCAACTGCTTGACAAGAAATAACTGTTGGGCTACCAATGCTTAGGCTAGAAGTGCTACTGTATTGTCCATTATACTTAAATCCACCTAGGACATCACCTGATTGTGTTGGGCTGTAATTGCCACCACTGTATCTGTAGTTTCCAAAGTTGAATACTGGATATTCGGTATTTGCACCTGCACCATTGCTGTTAGCCAAGTTTAATGACAATGTTAAATTATCATCAGCGATATTGCTGGTTGGATTATCTAACTGTAACTTGTTAAGGTTATTAGCAGGATCAAGTATGGTAAATCTACCATCGCTGTCAATAGTCAATGTGTTTGATCCGCCAGTGGATTTTTTAACTGTGAACGCATCACCAGTTAAAGTTAATGTGCTACGATCACTGCTTAATGCAACTTGTGTAGTATTAGCACTATTGTTAATGGCATTCTTAAACACACGGAAATCATTAAGCACAGTTGTAGCAGTTGTAGTGTTGGTCATAAAACCAGCCCAACCTGTGATAGTTTGAGCAGATAAAGTTCCAGGAGAAAAGTTCAATGTCCATGTGCTACCACTACCACTGACAATGTATAAACCAGCACTTAGACTGCTGGTGCTGTTTTGAATAATTTGTCCAGCGGCCACTGCACCAGCAGTTACGGTGCCGATAGTAAGTGTAGTTCCAGAAATGCTACAGCCAGTTGCTGTAAAGCCAACAGTCTTACCCTGCATAAAACCAAAAGCATCACTGCGTTGTGTGCTGGCTTGTGGATTAATACCTAATGTAGTAACTAAGTCAGCAGTTGAATTAATTGTGGTAGCAGTTGGTGCTTGAACCATTAAAAAGTTTGTGCCCAAGTTTGTATTGCTGGTCCAACCTTCTGCTGTAGTCATCAACATCAAACCAGGAGAAACTGCCAAGTTATCATTGACCCAACCTGTGCTACTGTAACCAGTGAATGTAATATCACCGATGTAATCACCTGACTGCAATGCCGCTGGTGAGGCTGGCGTTGTAGTAAAACGAGCCTTTTCATAAATTGTTCTGCCTCGTGTAGTTGAAGTATTGCTGTATGTGCGATTTACCACAGCAGGCACTATTGTAGTTGTAGTGCTGTTATCCATGCTGATGCCCTGCGCAGGACCAGTAGATGCGCTAGCATTACTATACCAAATATTACCAGCGGTATCTGTAGTTGAGTTACGAATAGCACCAAATACATAGTTTCGATTATTAGTTAAGTTACCACCGTTGCTGGCACTGATAGCAACGTCACCGGTGCCGTTTGGTGTAATTGTAATATTGCCATTAGCACCGTTGGCCAGTGTAATATTACCTGCGTTTGTTCCATTGTTGGTATTCAATACCAAATTACCAGCGCCATTGGTTGTGATGGTTGCTGTAGCGGCACTATCACCTATTTGAATAGTATCTGCACTTAATAGAACATCACCGGTACCATGTGGTTCTAATGTAATATTTCCATTTGATCCTTGAGCGATAGTAATTGTACCGCTATTAGTGCCGTTGTTGGTATTCAATACCAAGTTGCCAGTACCATTGGTTGTGATGGTTGCTGTTGCATTACTATCACCTACTTTAACCGTATCGGCACTTAAGACTACATCACCTGTGCCATTTGGTGTAAGTGTAATATTACCATCGCTACTGGATGTGATAGATAATGCACCTGCGGTATTAGTTATAATTGGAGAAGATACACTGGTGACTGCTGTGACAGTACCATCTACGCTAACGCCGCCTTCGCTGATAAAATTACCACTTGCGCTGTCAATATAAGCATTAACTGTAGATCCATTGGCGATGGCTAAACCGATATTAGTTTGCCAACGTTCATTAACCTTATCATAGATAATAGTCTTATCTGTAGTACCTTTAAGCGTAATACCACCGCCATCGGCCGTTGTATCTGTGGGACTACTAACACTACCTAATTCAATATTTTTATCATCGACTGTTAGTGTAGTAGAATTAACTGTGGTAGTTGTACCGTTAACAGTTAAATTACCGCCAACCGTTAAATCTCCGCTATGGCTTAATGTAGCGGCGGTAACAGTTAATGTGCCGGAACCTGCGGTAGAATTACCACCGCTGGCCGCCAATCTAACATCATAGTCAGCATTACTGGCACTACTGTGAAAGTCGATATATGGCGTGCCTGATGTGGCTCTGTTGTATTGACCAATTTCAATTCTACCTTGACTACTACCACCAATAGTTACTTCACCGGTTGTGCCGTCGTCGGTTTGTAATGTTCCATCGATGACGATATCACCGGTGGTATCAATATTACCAGTTGCGGCATCTACGGAGACTGCGTCTCCTACTTCTAGTCCATTGCGGACTCTAAAATTCTTTGCTGTCATAGTTCATTTTCCCTATGTAATTTTATGCTTAATATGCACCTAATAGTGTATAATCTGCAAGCATATATTTTGTACCGCTGACTAGTGTAGCAGTGATATAAAGATTTCCGGCAGTAATTGTAGCATCAAATGCAGTGGCAATTGCAGTACCGATTATAATTTCATTACTTACCGTATAGTAAGCAGTTGTTCCATCATGCATGACCAATAATTCACAGCATTGGAAATCAGTACCTTTTCTATATTGTAATAATAATTTTGCTGTTCTATAAATGCTGGTACTAAAACCTGGAATAACTTGGGCACCTGCGCCTGTAGTATTAATAGTTCTTGCTTCTACAGTTTTGTATGCATTGCCATAACTGCTACCGCTGATAAGATTTACGTTATAAGTTTCTAAGTTACTGGAATTAAGATCACCGGTAATTGTTGTATCACCTAATTGTGTAATACCATATTGGTCTAACAGTTGAATTTCGTTTGTTACTGTGCCTTGTGAAGTGGTACTACCACCTGAATATTGACGAACATAAATTGGTTCAGTTGCATCATCACCTGTGGCAATTTCTAAATAACCTGCATTTGTTCCAGTGGCTGCACCACCAATTTTCCAATAGTCATTAGATCCAATCGAACCTCTGACCCCACGATTTGTTGTAGTACCATTGTCTGTAAATGTAATATTTCCAGATACCAAAGCAGTAATTGCTAAAGTATCACCACTACTGCTACCTATATTAACACTATCATATAATGTTGTAGTACCATTGACTCCTAGGCCGCTATTAATAGTTGCACCGGAATTGAATGTTGGTGTTGCATCAACTGTTAATGTATCAGCACTACTACTACCTAGTGTAACATTGTTGTTAAATGTAGCACTGGCACCTGTGTGGCTGATTATATCGCTGATAGTTGTTGTGCCACCATTACTGCTGATGGTTAAATTGCCTGCTGTAGTAGTAATTGTTTGGTCGTTGGCAACACCAACTGTTACGTTGCCTGCTGTTACGCCGGCAAATGTAGGATTACTTGTAGTGTCTAATGCTTGATTTGGTAAAGCAATGTAAGTGCTACCATCTGTAGTTGATTGCCAACGACCTAAAGCCTCATTCCAACGAATTCTTACATCACTGCCAGCACCTCGCTTAACATTCAAATTGACCAATGCGTTAGCATCGATAGTACCATCATCATTGTTAAAGTGGAAATCATAACCATTAGTACCGATATAACCATCGGTAACCATATTGTTACTGATAATCCATGTATTAGATGCTTCGCTCCATAGTATGGTAGCATCAACTGCACCTCTTTCTACAACAATGCTACAATCAACACCTGTACCACCGGTATTAAGTTTAAGCATGTCGCCATAGACATATAAATCATTACCAACGCCAACATTACCTGTAGTGCCATTGGCTACTAACGCATAATTTGTGCTATTAGCAAATGTACCAGAACCGAAATATACGTCATGTGCGGAATTTACTATTTGGCCATCGACATATAATCCATTGCTTAAATTCCATTTATCACTGCTTTGAGACCATATGATAGTTTTATCTGTAGCACCTTTAAGTGTGATACCGCCACCATTGGCAGTAGTATCTGTAGGTGTTGCAACACTACCAAGTTCAATATTTTTGTCATCGACTGTTAAGGTTGTACTGTTAACAGTTGTTGTAGTTCCATTAACTGTTAAATTACCTGCTACTGTGACATCTGTGCCACTGAGTGTAATAGCAGTAGAACCTGAACTGCTTTTAATATCATTGCCGCTAACTTGTAAGTCACCGGCTACAGTAACATCTGCTCCACTAAATGTAATAGCAGTAGTACCACCACTGCTCTTAATGTCATTACCGGTAACTGTTAAATCACCGGCCACTGCTACATCTGTGCCACTGAGTGTAATAGCAATAGAACCTGAACTGCTTTTAATATCATTACCATTAATGCGTAAATCATTGCCCACAGTTAAATCATAACCAACTGTAGTTGTGCCACTGCTGGTGCTGCCGATAGCAGTTGTTGTGCTGGCTCCACCGATGTTTAGAGTAGTTGCTGTAGTATTGAATAAATTTTGTGTTGTTTGACTACCTACGATCGTTGGATTACGTAGTGTCAATGTGCCAGTAGTAGCACCTAGTGTAACTGCTGTGCCGGCGCCAAATGCATTGACTGTTGTAGCAGTTGTATTCATAACTGTGCCAGTAGCACTATTTGATACTATAGTACCGTTGTTAACTGTTAATGTACTACCACTGTATACAGTAGAATCGAATGTTGCGGCACCAGTTGAATGAACTGTGCCTGTTATATCTGCACTATATGCAGGTGTGGTATTGTTAACGCCAATACGACCATTTGTCTTGTCCACATACAATACACCTTCATTAATATTGGTGCGTGTTGGACCACTTAGTATAACTGAATTTGATGTGCTGAAATCATCATTACTAATTTTAACAACAAAATCATGATTGCCAGAACTGTTATTATAAGCACCTAATTGAACAATGCTCTTTTCTGTAGTAGTGCCATCTGTTTGGAATAGAATAGCAGGACCACCGTGGCCAGTACCACTAGTTGCATCAGTAAGTTCTTTTTTAACTCTTAGTGCAGGACTTAAAATAACTGCTGAATCACCACTGAATGCACCTTTATGCGTAAATTGAGCAGTACGAGTTAAATCTGTTACGCTGACTTCGTTGTTGTTTTCCCAACGACTAGTATCAGCATTATAAACTAACATTTGACCGTCTGCTAGTGCTTGGCCATATTGACCTACTCCACCATAAGTGCCAATTTCAACGTCATACAAATCATCTAGCACACTAGAACCTGCAGGATTACCACCGGCTGTTACACCATCACCTACGTATAATGCTGATATGGTATAACCATATGGAACACCTAATTCATTAGTCGGACCAACTGCAAATACCAAACTTGCGGCAGTACCTGTAATGTCTAATGTTGTGCCGCCTTGCGTAGTGCTTAATGTAAATGTAACATTAGTAGGAGCAGTCTTAACATAGTAAACTGTACCCTGTGTTAAACCGTTGCTGGTATCACTTTGAAATAATATTTGATCATTAACTGCTAGACCATGATCCAATGTAGTTGTCAGCACATTGGTTGTGGCATCAATGCTGGTTACTTCAATGGTGGCCAATTGGAAGTCTGTTACATAAACTACTTCACCTTCGACTAGGGTAATACCTAAACGTTCTGCGTTTGTTCCGCGTCTAATTTGCAATGCCATCTTTAAATCCTTTTCTGTTATACGACTTAATCATTTGGGTCGTATGTAAAATCTTGAATCTCATCTGCTGATGTGATTTCTTGTTCTTCTGTGAAATTACCCAAGTCTAAATTAAAGTAATCTCTATTATATTCTGCTAGTCTACCACCGTCTAATTGAGTTGCAGTTCTCATGAGCCATAAACCATTGCGTGGTATAGTGAACTTGCCAAAATCCATCTTGACCAGTTCTGTTTTTATATTTAACGCACTTTGACTATCAGGATTCCAATAAACAACTGGTGCTTCTAGGTCGACTTCGTTTAAATCGCTGAATGGACCATATTCATCGCCAATACCTAAACGACATTTGAAGAAATACTTTTTATTTGTGTTATTAGGAGGCAATCCAGTAATTAAACTGTCACGGATTTCTCCACCATCGAATAGACCTTTGAATCCTGGCTTGGCAAATAAACTTTTAAAGTATTCATATTCTTCTTCAGCGGGATATGGTTTACTAGTTACAAAAGTAGTTGATGCCACTGTGCTGGACTTGTTTAATTTATAAGTGCCAACACCACCTGTAGTGCCTGTTAATTGACTGATGATAACACTATCATTGGTCAATGTAGTAGGTACACCACCTGTGGCATCCACAAATTCACGTAATAAACTTTGTAATTCGATAGTACCGCTGGCAATGCTGGTGATAGTTAATGTAGTTCCACTAACTGATCCGGTAAACTTGGCATCTTTGATATAGCCATACATTGTTTTAATGCCGGTATTAGTAGGATGACTTGGATTAATTGTATACTGTCCAGTCTTACCATTACCGTATGCTTCTGCTAATGTAGCACCAAATGCCTGCACATAAGTATCAGTGATAACGCCTTGTCCGGCAATTTCTGTATATACGCCGGCTGTTTCTGCATTAGCACGAACAACATTAGGACCAGTCCATTGAATAACATCTAATGTTGTGCCAAAGATCTGTCCTTTGAAAGTTAAATCACCACCGGTACCTGCCCAATCATCGCCTTCTGCTACATAAATTTGTAGTTCATCAAATGGGCCGCCACTACCAGGTACTTCAACACGAATTTTGAAACTAGGTGTGCCGCTGGTATTATCTGGATCACCTACCAATCTAACTATTGGTGCTGGGATATTAGGACTACCACTGCGAGGAATAACACCAATGTTTTTGCTGGTGGTAAATTCCTGTATGTTTTCATTGCTGTAAACATCACTGTTATATTCTAAGGCCTGTATATCTTGAACGATACCGCCTTGCTCTTGTTCTTTTTCTACAGTGGCTAAAACACGAAAATATTTGCCCTTAGGGAATGAAGGTTCGCACCATCCATATAATGTATTATATACGCCGATAACATCACCGGCCTGTGCTTGTAAACCATAATGGCTAGCAGTGAATTGTACTACTAAATCATCTCGACTTTGTTTAAGTTCGATATTGGCTAATCGTTCTGCTTGTATGTTATTATTGGTTAGATCCAGCGTTAAACGTAGACTGTTATCTGGTTCATTGGTATTTCTATCTTCGGCATCTAATTCAATGGCCACATAACCACGTTGATCTTTGTTGTATTTGTCATAGTAATCAACTTCTGCGGCATTATATAAGTTATCTAGGCGTGTACTACTGATCTGTATGCCACTGACAATGTTATCATCATTAAAGATAATTTGGGGATCTGGATCTGTTGGTGTGCCAGTTTGATATTCTCCGCTCCATGTAGTGCCGGGTAATGCTTGTTTTGGGATAACACGCCATTGACCTAGCGCAACATCATAACTCATCCAAGCACCACTGTTCAATAGAATAGTATCAATGTTTTCTTTACAAGTTCTATTAGTGTCAATTAGGCCATTGATTACGTAACGTTTTTGTGTGACAATTGGATCACCTTCTTGCCAATCTACTGGCTTATAAGGACCAAGTTCATCACAGAAGTCTTCGAAATCTGCTAGTGCGTCTTCATTAATATCTGCATAAGCAATATTAGCACCATAGCGATCCGATGTCATATAATCGGCTAATACTGCCGCTGGATTACTGACATTGTTTTCAAGTTGGAATGTCAGTTGTGGTAAACCGGTAAAACCTTTTTCACTGTCATATTTTACCTGCACAACTGCAAAGATTAGACCTTGATATAGATAAGTGTTATCCCAATGATCTTCTCCGGCACCTTTGAATTGATTAACTGCCGCACGAGCAGTAGCATGTTTACCAAAGATCTTTGTGCTGGAATTGCCTGCGTAAATGTTAATGTAAACGTGATCATCGAAGTGTGTGTCCACGAAATCTTCATTGGCAATCTGCACAGTAGGACCACTGGCATCTGCGGGATTTGGTATATGGTCCACATACTTGCGACCTTCTGTGGCACGACTTGCATCACTGGCATTGCCAAAATACAAACGCATGTCGTTCCAATAGATATCTTTGACTGTGTAAGCGGCACCTTCTATATTACAAGTTTCGCTGATGACCAATACATAAGTCATCACGTTGTTAGTGCTACCATCTGTGCTGTCTAGGTACGCATCAACTACAATACCAGGACAGTAAGCGTTACCATACAATACTGGAATTTTATTTTCTGTGCTGGGACTAAGTTGTATGCGATTACCTGCACTGGCTCCTGCACCTTGTCCTTGATCACCGGTACCTGGACTACCATTAATCAGTCTGCTGGTTAACATTGCCGCGCCAACAGCAACAATACCGCCAACCACTGCGGCTGCTAATGTGCCAGCGGCCAAGCCGAATACTGATGTTGCTACCCAAGCGCCGATTGCACTAAAAACTGCCATTAATATTCTCCAACTACATAGTTCGATTCAAGAAACTTAAAACCTTTTGCCAGTATCAATTTCTTTGCAACTTCCGGACTATAAACATAATGACCTATACTGTAAGTCATGATTTCACCACGCTCACGCATGGCTTCTGCTCGCTCAATATAACTGTCCAACAATAAAACACCAACGTTGGTGCCTCTATGTTCGGGTCGAATCCACCAAGCCATTTCTTTTAATCTAATGATGCTGGGAATCCACATGTCTGCGTCTTTGACACTGAGAAATATACCCTCGATGCCCTGTTCTGATTCTGCTACTAGACTTATTCCTGCTGTCATAGCACGATATAACTGTCTATGCACGTGAACATCATCGATTTCTCTGCTATTCCATGGAATTAGGCCTGTTTCTTGTGCAAATAACTTGCCTAATTGTGTAACCTGTTCAAAATCATCTCTCGTCATCAATCTAATCTGCATATCGTTTCCTTATTGTATATTTAACCGTTTACTTTCTTGCCGAAGTCAAAGGTAGCGGCTTTGAGTGCCACGACACGATCCATAGCAGGATCATTGGCAATACTAGCAGTGATGTTGGCTTCGGGATAGTAAGTTTGATAACTGTAGCGGTTTGTTCTACGTCCGCTTACTCTATGTTCTAGAATACTTAAAATACTACTGCAAGTTACAGCAATGGTATAAGTGATTTCTGGTAAAAAACTACTGCCTGTATTAACATCTTCTTGAATAGCATAGTTATTGATAATGCCATCAAAACGTAGGAACACTTGATTTTCCAAAGCCAATTGTGTAACTGAATCAAAGAACACACGATAGATTCTAACCACACCGCCTTTGATTTCCTGTTGCATCACTGCTTCAATATATTCAGGAGGAATAGCACTCATTGCCACAGTGATATCATTGTTGGTACTTTGTAGATCACCTTGCACGTCACTGACTTGTAAAAAACCGCCTAGGGCGGTATAGGTATGTCCATTATAGGTAACGTTTGTGTAGCAGTTGCTGATTCTATACAGTACCGCATCTCCCGTAGTAGGATCTGGCAAAGTTAAATCAATAAGTATGCCATGTTCTATGTGTGGATTGTTGACTGCTGTGATTGTTTGTGCCATTAGATTACACTTTCAATAAATTCAATATCGCTGGTAAATTCTACTAGTTGGCCGGAGATATATCTGTAAGTAGGTAATTTACTTACTTTCACACGCCAAGAACAGGCTGTGCCAACTTGAATAGTTTTGCCCGCTATGGTATAATCAGTCTGTGGTAAAAAGCCTCTATTCAATACTGCTGTGGCACTACCTGTAGCGCCAGTGGCTGTAACATCTGCTGTTACAACATAGGGATATCTATGATCAGTAGGTTGTATAACATCACCTGCTTTAAATATTACTGTGCCATTGCTTAGGCCTGTGTAAGCGATAACAAGACTAGTACCACTAGTGCTGGTGCAGGTAATACCATTAAGTACACCACCCGTAGTGCCTACACCGCCTTGATAACTAGTGACCCAACTGCTACCACCTTGTCCAATTTGAATAGTTTGTTCTGTATAACGATCCGCTGTCATTAATGCTTCTAGAACACTTCGTGCTTCTGTGATTCTCATAACTGGTTTTGGCACAACAACGAATTGCCATGGCTTAACCCAATTACGTGCCGCAGTAAACATACGACCACTGCGACTTAGACTGGTTGTTACCAATGCTTGTCTATTGATTTCAATGCTCTGCGCTGAATTAATTACTGTTTGTAAACTCATCTCATTGCTCCTTGTGGCAGACTACGACGACCTTTTTCAACTACTGCATGTAGGAACTTAGGATCCTGTGCAATCATCTGTTTGAAACTGGCCGCATCGGTAGCCTGTATGTTATAAGTGACATAAGTTTGATCACCGCCACCACCTATTTGACTGTTAGGAATAATTGTTCCTGCATTACGTGGCACAAATAATTCTGGACCATTTTCACCTACAATACTGGCTTTACCCATTGGAGGATTACCGCCACTGGCAAATAGACCACCGAAGAAATCACCTAGGCCACCGAATAGGCCACCGAATAGGCCACCGCCGCCGCTTGCGCCGCTGAAACTACCAGTAAAATCAAAATTTAATATGCCGCTGGCTAATTTTTTGGCCTGTATGCGAGCAAACTCTGCAATCATTGTATTAGCAAGATCTTTTATATTAAATTTGCCAGTCTGCACAAATTGTACAAATGCATCCTCGAATCCTTTAGTAAATGTATCAAAATATATTTTGGCTTGATTAGCACTATTATTAGCATCTTCTTTATATTGATTAAATGCCTGCTCCCAACCTGTAGTAAATTCTCTGCTCTTATCAATGATAGCCTGCGTTTGTTTTAACAAGGCTTCATTGGCAGCAAATACCTGTTGTCTAATAGCGGCCTGTTGTTGTGCATCTAAAGTTTGACCAGGTGCTAACATGCTTTGACGACGAACAATTTCCTGTCTAGCCATCAATTCCAACTGTGTATTCAAATCTGTAATACGCTGTTGATCTGCTGTTTGTGTAAGTTTGCTCATTTCCGCAGTTAGGCTAATTTGATTTTCTATGGCCTTATTCTGCAGATCCATGGCAAATTTAGCGGCTTCACTTGCAGCCAATGCGGCATTGTATTCTTTTTGCTTGGCAATTAATGGATCATACATGGCAGCAATCTTCTGCATGATGTCCAAGCGTTCTTGATCGCCAATTGGCTTGTTGCCTAATTGATCCTGACGCTTCTTAACTGCGGCTTCTTGTTCCAGTGCAATCATGTTCTGCAGAGCACTAAGTCTACGATCATCCTCGCTTCTATTAAAGTCGGCAATACTGCGTTCTAGATCTTTTAACTGATTTTTACTCTTGGTCTGTTGATCTATATAGAACAAGCGCATTTGTTCTGCTTGTCCTGCTGCCACAATGGCTGCTGTTAATTCGCTGGTGTCATCCTTTTGTTGTGCAATATAATCACGCTGTTTCTTTAACAGTTCAATTTGAGCACCATACTTACCAGCACCGCCGGGTTCATTGGCTGCTTGTTGTTGCAACTTGGCAATTTCGGTGTTTAATCTAAAGACTTCTATGGTCTGCTTTTGTTTGAAATCTAATTCGGCTTGTGCCAATGCTTTGGCTTCTTCACCCACGCCTACTAATTGCAACTGTAATTTTAATTTGGATTCTTGTTGGTCATTTTGTAATTTTAACAATTCTAATTGACGACGCAGACTTTCTTCTTGTGCGGCCATGGGATTAAGAGCCTGCACACCTGCGGCAACCGGTTTGTCTCCTGTTGCGGCCATTTGACCTGCTACCATTACTCCTGCGCCAGCCTGCGCTTGTGGCATGCCTTGTGTGCCACGCCCGGCACCTGCTTCACTAGGTGTTACACCCAAGCGTTTTAGTCTGTCTGCACCGGATTCCATGGCCTTGGCCGCTTCGTTGAACTTGCCAGGAGCCATACCAAACCATGCACCTACTTTTTCTAAGGCAGCATATAGGTTAGGGAAATTTTCTTTTACTAGTTTTTCTAGTTTGGTAGCAAAATAATCAATTGGGTCTACGCTGAATGCGGCCTTGACTGCTTCATTAATACCGATCACTGTGGTAGCAATAATGGCCACACGACCTAATAAAAATACAACTGCTCTAGCGGCTGCTAATGCGGCAGTGGCCATCGCGCTGAACGCTCCGGCGGCTGTTGTTGCGCCCACGGCAGCACCTGCTGTGGCTGTGCCTGCGGCAGCACTGGCTGTGGCTACACCTGCGGCAGCGGCAGCGGCTGATGCTTCCGCGGCTGCAAGTTGACCGCTGGCAATTAACAATGCTCGCTTGGCTGCGGCATATTCGGCTGCTGCCACTGTGCCTGCTTCATATGTTCCAATCTCTGCCAATCTAGCACGAGTTTCTGCTACTGTGGCTGCTAGACTTTCTGCACGAGCGGCGGCCTCTGCTTGTTTAACACGGAGATATAAAACTTCTGCTTGTGTTAAGGAATTGGTTGCTGCCGCGGCTGCACCGGTTGCTGCCGTGCTTAGACCAAATGCACCTGCTAGACCTGTAACAATACCAACAACTGTTTTCAATCCACTGATAATGGTAGCACCAGCAATCAATGCCATTGCACCTGCTAGACCTTCAGCGATTAATTTTGCATTATCACCTTTGCCGATGAATTCATTTAAGAAATCGGCTACCGGTGTAACTAGGATCATGAATTCTTTCTTAACTGCACCTGCACTGGCTTCCAGTTTCTTCATGATCTCATCAAACGTTCTAGTAGCATCTGCCGCTTGGCCCATTGTGCCATTTACTGCTGCCAGTTTATCTTTTAAGTCGCCCCATGGTAGACCTTTTGCACTCTTGCCCAGAATATCATATGTTGCTGCCAATTGTGCGGCACTGGCATTACCGCTGGTCATTGTATCGGCAATTTGAGCAATAATTTCCTTAGCACTCTTGTTTTGCAAGTCTGCCATTGAAATGCCAAGTTTCTCAAAACTGGATCTCAATGCATAGTTACCTTGTAGCGCACCAACTGCGGTATCGCTTAATGTGGCTAGAGCCTGATTTAATTTCTCAGGGCCTCTACCTGCGGCTGCAAATGCCGCTTGCAATTCTAGCACGCTCTCAATCGAAAGACCAAAAGCATCACTCATATCCTTGCTGGCACTAGCACCTTGCAATAGACTGTTGATGAATGCACCAGCAGCCAATCCACTTAGTGCAGTTACCAAATTATTAGCACGCAGGGCAGCGGTATCTGCGGCTGTGGCAATTTTAGCCATGGCTCCTGTTACTGCACCAGCACTAGTAGCCAGTTTGTTTAGACCTGCTTCGGCTCCTGCGGTGCCTTTATTGACAGTTTGTGTAAACTTATCAGCGGCGGCAGTAGCATCGCGTAGTCCTTGTTGATATTTGCTAATGTCCGCTTCTAGCGTTACTTTAATATTAGTTGCCATTAGACACCTTTCAATCTACGACTAATTTCTTTACGAATCCACTGCTCTGTTGGTTCCGTCATACCTCGAGGATTTTGTTTACTATAACCCTCATCTAATCGTTCTGCATAAGGATAGTCGGCGACGATCGTATTGCGTTCTAATTTAGTGTGCGCTCTAGCATTGCCTGAACGCTTAGGAGTTTGTTTGATAAATTCTTTGTGTGCTTGACTAGGTAAATCATCAAATAACTTATCTAGTTGTCGCATAGTCTTATCAAAATCACTACGATTAACTTTCGCCACGAGTTTCCTTTAATATATTCATGAGATCATCTTGACTGTAATCTTCTGGCCTATAGGTAACTTTTTTACCATTGGCCTTATCCTGCAGATAATTTCTATAACCTATTGCTGTATCAGCAACAAAGACATCAAATGTATTGCCACGAGCAATTATTTCGCTGGGTAATAGTCCATATCTTTCTGCCATAGTATCAATCAGTATAATCATCGTTAAATCGGGAGACCCCTCATGGAGCCTCTCGTTTGTTACTTTCCCAGATGTTCAATAACCTTTTGGATTGCCATGCTCATTACGCCGCTGGGTAATACCAAGCCATCTTTGCAAACAGGTTTTCCATCTTCATCTAGGATTAGATCATTCATCATGGCTACTGCACCAGTGTAGTCTGTGTTCATAGTGCTGGCAATTTTGATGAATTTATCTATGGGTTGACGATCATAGATATAAAATTCTAGTTCGTCACCATATTGTTCTTTGATTTCCTCGGTATCGAGTACTATCTTAATTAGTTGCGGCTTTGCTGCCAATGTTTTTAGATTTACTGCCATATCTTATTCTCCAATCTTATCTTTCATGTGATGTATAACGCTTAATAGAAAGCGTAAGCGAGCGTCTGCTTGCTCTAGATCTTTACGACTGCATTTTATTTCTGCTATAGCCTTTGCGGCTTCTGCTTCCATGCTACGTAATAGATCTTCTGTTGTTAACTTATCAAATATCATAACACCTCCTCAGTGTTTATATATTTAGCCATAAGAAAAGGCTCCCTTCGGAGCCTTATCTTTGGTTAATATCAGATATTAAGCAGCCAATGTGCTGTCATACTTGATATAATCGCCGTTAACTTCAATAGTGATTGGGCTGACCCAAACTGGACTATCTGCGCTAACTGTTGGGGCAAGAGCACCGATAAAGCCTGTTCCCATTAGAACAGTCTTATCAATAACACCCTCAGGAGCGATTAAGAAGGCAATCTGTGTTCTGTCGTTGGACAGTTTGAAGATACCTTCGTCAGCGGCTAGGCTACCTGAACCATCACCCCAGAATGTTAGGGGATCTAGAACGAAGTTGCCACTTAGGCTGTTTGTGGCGTTAGTTGTAATAACATTTTCACCACTTTGGTCTAGTTGTTTCCAACGGAAACTTCCGTTTGCGTTGTTAATGGTTACGTCTTGTAAACCAGGCACTACGATTGGACCATTTGCTGTTGTTAGCGTAACTACACCAGTAGATGCGTTAACAGCGGTGTAGAAATCTGCTTCTACAGGAGTTCCAGGAGTAGTGGCATCCGCGTTTTTAATTATAAACAACTTTACGCGAGTTAATGCGCTAGAAGCGTTAATGTATGCCATTTTGCTTTTTCCTTATGCTATGGTATAAAACCTATACTCAAATTCATAGATCAACTGATCGTTGTCTATGGTTGTAGTATAGTCAAATTCTTTTCGAAAAGAGTTTGGTATGCTGGCGCCATCTTTGGCACTGGCTAAGATTGTTAATGCGTCATCCAAATCAACGTTGCGATTCTTTGCATCTACTGCTAGATATGCTCTAACAGTGGTAATGATCTGAGCGATATCATCGTCAAAAGTAGTTATTATCTGCTCTTGCTCAGTGTTATCTTCATCCAAGTATACTCTACGCATGTTTTTAAGATATAATGCACTACCGCCTTGTTCAAATGGCAACTCATGACTGGGCTTGATGCTGTCAGTTAAATTAGTTGTCAAATAATCTAGTAGTTGTGATCTCATCTTGTCCTCACGCGATTAATAGTACTTGGGGCTTTTTCATCAGTAGCGATTGTGCCGTTACCGGTGAAATCATACCAGTCGCCGGATTGTAATACTTCTTGGTACAGGGCTGTGTAAAGATCTTTATAAAACTTAATTTTCACAACTTCGGCGCTGGTTTCATTGCCAAAGTCCGCTACTTTTGGTAGCAGATATTCGCTCATGGCGAAATATATGTTTAAGTCTTTAAATTCTTGTTCACGTGCCTTGATATTGTCAGGATCTACCGCAGGTAGTAGACGCAGATCGTATTTCAATGCTGTGTCTCTACTAAATTGATAATCCTTCCACCAGTCGCTGTTTCTAATTTGTGTTAGAATACGTTGACTGGCCAAGGCCAATAAGTCTTCAACCTGAACGCTGGTTAAGCCTTCATTCGCTTCAAAGAAACGCTGGTCCCTAGCGGTGACATCCGCATAGGTTGCAAAACTTACAAAAGTTGAATCTTCGTAATTAAATGCCATCCTAGGGTCCTTTCGTTAATTAAATGCTGGAGTCCATCTTCAAGTAACGGCCAAGACCGTCTTGAAGTTCGCCAACGCCATAGTGGCAACTAGCAACAATCTCAGTGCTTAGATAGTCGATACGACGAGCAGTTTCAATCTGAACGTCACCGATCATTGCCAAGCCTAGTGCATCGCGGTGGAAAACAGCACCTGGGAAATCACCAGCGTTTGTATCATAGTCGATGTTAGAAGTTTCATAAACTGGAACACCGGCTAGCATACCAACGTAGCCCATTTGCATTGCTTCGTTAGCAGTTGGACCAAAAGCACCAGCAACGAATGCTGTGTTACCGTTAGTTGTCAATGCTTTCTTCAAGTCATAAGCGATTTCTGGGTGTAGTACGCAGACCATACCTTCTGGAGCAACGCCAGCGCCACGTAACTTGGCAACGCTTTCGAAGATGTCAGCGGCTGTGATTTGACCTGTGTAATCACCTTTACCAGCACTGAAGCCAGCGAAAAGTGCTGTTAGATCTTTGTCGATCTTACGTGCAATACCTTCACCGAATAAACGGCCTAGGTCGGCAACAACGTTGCTAGCACTAGCGGCAACTGACAAGTCAGAAACCATAGTACGGATTGCGTTTGTTGCAACAGTTAGTGTAACACCACCAGTAGAAACTGCTGTGTTGCTAACGATATCACCTTCGGTGATAGCGGCTGCACTTACCTGTGGGTATACAGGAACAGTAACAGTCTTACCTTGACCAGCGGCCAAAGCATAATTTTTTACGAGACCGCGCATGATAGAACGCTCGTTTGCTACAAACATTGCTTCAGCAACGATACTAGGTAGCAAGTCATTTAATGTTGTGGTTGTAGAACCGGCCATTTTAAATTTCCTTTAATTAAATTAATCCAGCGGCTTTTCTGTGTTCCGCATAGATTTTTCTGTGTTCAGGTTTCGACATATCGAGTTTAGAAATATCAAGTGGTTTCGTTGCGCCATTGCTTACTGCACTTCGGCTGGCTGTAGTGCTGGGTGTTGCTGAAACAAAGTGTGGATTGCTTTGGAGCCATGTCTGGACAAAACTATCAACGGATAATGGACGACCTGAGTCATCGTAGCGAACACCGCCCTTTTCATCAAGTACTTCTACTTCGCCATCCTGGTTAAGTCTAACAGCATTTCTAATCAATGCTTTGACTTGTTCTGGATTCACAGCGCGATGCTTGGCTGCGGCTTCTAGAATAGGAGTCTCGACTTTGAAACTTTCGATTATTTTATCTCTCTTCTGTATCTCTGCATCCTTCTTGGACGCTAAATCCTGAATGATTTTATCAAACTCGCCACGCTTGAGTTGTTGTTCTTCCTGATGCTTACGATGTTGTTGAACAATCGCTTTAAGTTCATCTGGATCGCCTAGGTCTTCATAACGGCTTGCATACTTTTTCTCCAATTGAGATTTAGTTCTAGCCATTAACGCATTGACCTCGTCTTGCGTGAAAGTTTTCGTTGCCTGAGTATTTGTTTCAGTGTTATCAGTATCCACTGTGTTTGTTGCCGATGTTTGTTCGGTCATCGTGTACCTCGCCTTCTATGAAGTTAAAATCTTGATAAGTCAATCTTATCGGTTATATATTTATTTATATCAATCGACTATGGGTCCACCTGCTACCCATGTATCACAGGTTCTTGTTGGTGTGCAGGTTATATCCCACTTGACGCAATAGCCGGCTGGGTTAGGTACATTCTCCCAACTTGGATCGACTTCTGTGGCCAATGGTATATTGCCTGCGGCCAAGTTGCTGGTCCAGCATGATTTGATGCCTTGCGTATTCACATAGAATCCGCAGTTAGCACAGGTTTGGCTACGACTTTGTTGTTCTGTTATACCTAGTCTATCTGCTCGTTGCATCCAGAATGTGCCTGGCTGACTTGGTCTAGCAGGTCCTAGGTTTGCTTCTTCCACACAGATTTTATGATTAGCAATATTCATTGCCTTATCCGTCATTGGTATCGGGCAACCATCGACCATACCTTCTTCTGTTATTTCTGCCATGGCTGCTTGTGCATTAGCAGGAGGTGTTAATACTTCTTCGATATCCAGCATTTCGGCAATGCGCTTATCAATTTCTTCTTGCAACATAGGCTGAGCACTTAGGCTTTTCATCTTGGCCAATTGATCTAGTTCGTTGTCTACGTTACGTAGTGCAAAGTCTCCGGGATATTCAATAGTTCCCTCCCATTCTACACCTAGGTATGTGCAGACTTCCTGCCAAATAGATTCTTCGGCTAGTTCTAGATTATCTGCAATTGAACTTAGACGTGCGTTTAGCAATTGGAATTCTGTTTCTATAGCAATGCCTGACATTTCACGTGTTTCAGTAGCGCGAACTGATCCAACATTACCCATGCTGTCAATCATCTTGCGACGATATTCGATACTGGCATAGATCTTGTCAATTTGTCCGCCTTGGAACTGTAGTACATATGGCTTCATGTCTGGTGGCAAGTTGTCGGGCATGGTGATAACCTGTCCTGCGGCTGCGCCTGTTACATTAGTATCCACTGTGGCTACCAAACTTGGATGTGTGTCTAATCTAATGCTGTCATAGACTTCTGCTAGTTCATTGTAGATCATGCGCTGTTGATCTGCAATATCTGATATCAGACTGTTGCCTAAACCGCGTACTGGACTGCGTTCTGCATAAACACAGATCCATGGCAAGCGACCCAATTGATTAGGTTCAACATAATAATCTGTTGCTTCGTTTCTTTTTGTATTGATTTCTGTGGTAGTAATTGTGTCCACAGTCCATTCTTTAACCACACTGACTGTGTCATTGACTTCTTCTACTACTTTGATATATTCTAAGGCCCAAGATCCATTGGCCTGACGTGCCCAACGCCAATCAGTGACACATAAAGGTGTTACCACTGATAGATAAGGACGTACACCCTGTGCCAATTGATCTGCCAGTGTGACTGCACCTACATCAGGTTGACTGACGTTGACCCATACGTGTCCAAATACTCCGGACCATATGGCTACATCCTTCATGAAAGCATCCATGCTACGACCGTCTAAGTCTGCGTCTTCTAGAATGTCTTCAATCATCATGTTGTCTTCTAGCACACCAAATTCGCGACTAGGGCTAGTTCTAAACAAGAAACTGACATAAAGACTGATTAAACTGCGACATTGATTGTCTAGGGGCGTGTTGGCTAAACGTAGTTGATAATCCTTGTCGCTTTCTAATTGATAACGCTGTAGGTAAGCACCATTGCGGTAATCTTCTCCGCCTTGATAACTGTCCAAGTAGAACTGCCAACGTTCGCGGTTTCTACTGTATAATTGATTTGTTGCAATGGCTCTTTGATAAGCCTGCTGTAGGGTAAATTCTGCCATGTATTGAGGCTCCGATCTATTGTATATTTATGCAGCCAAAGCATGACCGAATCTCTGCGGTGCTCTAGGCTCATGTATTTTCTGTATAGGGAATAAGAATTCTATAGGATAAGTTAACGCATCCCACATGTGATCCAGTCCCGAATCTTTGTCAGGTATTTGTGTATTTTCTTTATAACAAAACTGCTGAAGACTTTTAATAGTATGCTTGCAACGAGGATCAATGTAAAACCTAGTACTAGAATCATCACGCAGATAAAATAAACTGTTTGCGGCATTTATTCTGTCTTTGACTTGGGCGTGCTGTCTATGATAACGCACGGTAAATCCGGCTTGTTCAAGCAGTCGAATATCCGTATTTCCATTGGCACTTGTCTTACGCTGGACACCAGCAGGGTCAGGATAACAACTAATAGGATTACTAGGATAACGATTGCGTATTTCTTCAATAAGTTCATTAGTATTACTGCTGGGTAAGACAATCTCATCTATTTGGTGCAGTCCTTGTGGTGTTTTTCTCAATATGGCACATGACATTGGATTTACGTTAAAGTCCATGCCTAGGATCAAGGGTTCTGTGGCTTGAACTGCGTCTGCTGTTTTGATGTTATGCTGTCCAAATGCATAAGCAATAATACCCGAGAAGTTTTCAAAGGTAGCCATAAACTCTTGACGGAACGTTCTAGCATCTAGATCCTGTCGTGCTTGTTCTACTTCTTCTGCAGGAACATTGCCTCCATCAATTGTGGTAAACTGGAAACTGACCCAGTTCTTTTTAGTTAAGGCATTGTCAAACAAATCTTTGAACCAATTCATGCCTTTGGGTGTGCCTAGGAATAGTGCATGTCCTCCTGTGTCACTAAGAGTAGGACGCAGTACTTCATACCATGCTTCACTGTGCATGTCTGCAACTTCATCTAGGACAATAAAATTATTGCCTGTTCCTCTAAGTGCATCAAAGTTCTCTGCACCTTTGAGTTGTATTTCACTGCCGTTGACTAATTCCAGTGTCAATTCAGTTTCATTGACTTTACGCACCCAATTGATTGAAGTAAGTTTCTTCTTAAGTTTCTTCCATAGAATATTCTTAGCCATTCTATAGGTAGGTGCAACGTAGATAATACGTTGATCTGGCTTACTGGCAAACTTAGCAATTTCTCGCATGGCTAGATGTGTCTTACCAAAGCGTCGTCCACAACATGCAACCCTGAATCTAAAGGGCGCATCTGCTATCATGCGTTGTGCTTTACTCAGTGCCATCTAGATTTGCTAGTTCTTCTCGCATTTCATCTAGATCTGCTTCTGATACTTGATCATCATCATTGTCGGTAAAAGGTAGAACCTTACTGTTGTCTGTATTCATACCATTATCGCTCATGCCCAGCATATTTTTCGCTAAGAAGATCTGTACTGCGGCATTTAAGTTTACACAGGCATTTTTCAGCATGGCTCTGCGTAATGATATCTTTAAGTTTTCACGACCTTTTATCAGTTCCTGCTTAAAATTGTATGTTAGTGTGCTGTCATCGATACCAAACCAATTGGCTATGTCAGTATTAGTGCAGCCTAGACTGGCTAAATCTTCTACTTCTTCAGGTGGCACTACAACTTGATTGCGTCCCACAATCAATCCATGGACTATTTTTGTACCTTCTTTAACTGCCATTATGCAAATAATCCCACTAGGCGATATCCAGCATAGGCTATGGCAATCCATGCGCCTGCTGATAGATAGCCATTTACTAATACTAGAAAACGAACTCGCTGTTTCATGAGTTCTTGTTCTGTTGCTACTGTTTCCGGTAATTTCATCGTAGACTCTCCCTTAGTAGTTGTAGTTCATCCGGCGATAAAAAGAACTCTGTAATCAATGGTTCACTGTATTCTGGCATCTTACGAATAAGTTCTATGTGCCATTGTCCTCGAATGTAAGTTCTACGCACATAAAGTCCGTAGGCTTCATTTTGAATAATAGGCGTAATAGTTCTTGCGCCTTCTTCTGGTGATTTATAGCCACCATAAACGTGTATTTGTCCTTGTCTCATATATTTATTTCCCTAACTGTAAAATCATCTGTGTCAAACATCTTGTTCAACTTTGCGGCCAATCTATATGCGTGTGCAGGATTGCTAAAATTTGTTCTCATGTATTTGACCACTTGGCCACGCACCGTCCATGTTCTACGTGCCATGCTGATAGCGGTATTTTGATACATGACTATCCATACTGCTGGCGCCATCATGATTTCGATGTCACCGATATCATCTGCTTGTTGTAGTAGTACTGGTGCTT